CACCATCGACTCTCGGATGAGACGCATTGAAAAGCGTAACCCCGTCGCCACTGGTAAACGCTCCACCCGTGAACCCGTTGTTCAGCGGATAAGCAGCCTTGACCTGCTTGGTGTTTGCCGCAGCGCGAGCAAGCGCCTTGGTGTAACGAGCCGAGAGCGAATCATAAAGATTGTCCTCGATCGCTTCCTCCGTAATGGAGAAGCCAAGAGCAACCGTCTCGTGGTTGTAGCGAGCCGTAAAGACTTCCTGCGCCGTATCGTAAGCGATAGCAGCACCCTCGGACTTTACCGGAGCCGCACCAAAACCAGAAAGCTGGACTTCCTCCTCGAACGCTCTGTCCGAGGTTTCCATCTCATAAATATCCTCGTGCTCGTTTTCATACGAGCCATACTCCATGCCGAAAAGGGCATTCAGCCCCGGCAGGAGTTCCTTCATCATTTGCGCTCTAGAAATAGCCATGATTAGTTACTCCTTAGATTCCGACAGAAGCGTTAAAGAAATGCACAGCAGGATCAACAAAAACGATTGCGTGCGTATAGGTAGTAGCGGCAGCCTCCTTTAAGTAGTCTGCGCCATCATCGTTGGTAACAGCTACGACTCGTAACTGAGCCGTAGTGGATGCAGTTGCGGTGTCAAGCATCATCCCGCTCAATCCGGTCGTAGCGTTTCCAGCGTTCGTGTAGTCAATGTCAAAACCCATTCCGATAGCGGCTTGGGTAATCGTTCCTTCTGTCCCACCAGTACCAACTCTGATCTTGTAGAACTGAAGAGGATTGACATTAACTAAAGCAATGTTGTCATCTCTGTTGATTGCATCCACATAATGATTATCGAAAACTCTTTCGCCATCACTATTCGTGTATTCGCATCCAACAAAAACGCCGACAGCGGCAATTTCGCCAACACCACTAGCGGCGGTAACACTGCCAGCAGCTTCCATTACAACAAGATCGCCCTGAAAGATGTCGTCACCTTCATTTTTTGCAATCTTGAAACCTCTAGTGACGGACTCTCCGGAAAGCGCCGAAGAATCAACCCTGAGGCCACCATAAATAGCCATTTTAGCTTCTCCTAAAAATCAAGCGGCGACTTGTAGGAGAACATCTCCTAAGAGCCGTCGCCAAACTTGACGCGAGTCCTCCGATCCGGAGGGAGCAGAGGCATTCTCGCGTCATTCTCTCTTAAAAAGTTATTATCAACAGCATCCATTTGGGTTCTAGATTGCTCTCGCATGTAATCATTTCGCTCTTCAACTGTACGAGCGTCACACTTGCAAAGCATCAATCCACCGACAACGGCAGCTCCGTCAAACCTAGTGTCAATATCAGGAAGCAATCTAAGCTCAGGATGATCCTCAAGCCTAACTGGCTCCCATCCTTCTCTGAACCGGCGAGAAACATTTGTGTTGTCGCTCTCATTTCTCATTGCAGTACGAATCCATCTAAAGACATATCCGTCCTGAGGGTCAGGTGTAGGTAAGACTGAAGGCGGTCTCCAAGATGCCGGGCGAGAAGACACCTCTCTGGTGTCATGTTCTCTCTTAGCGCGCGAGTCCTGTTCCTCTTCAGCAATATCGCTTCTAGCCATTTTGATTCTCCAACTTTAAGAGTTGCTTGGCATAATCTTCAGGAGTAATACCCAGTCGCTTTGCGAGAGCAACTTGGGTCTTCGTTAAATGAACTTTGCGCGGTCTTGCACCAGTAGTTCGCTTTGCAGGTGCTACCACCGTCGAAGGCTTTCGGCGATTCTCATCGGAACGAAGAACCGGACTATCTTCTTCATAGTCTTCATCGCCGAACTTATCAGGGAACCTTTCCCTGATTCTGTTATCTATTGCCTGATAATATTCATCAGACTTTGTATCAACACCGTTGGTTACAAGATCCTCATGAACTGCTAAAGCGACGGCAGTCATTTCTTTATCGGTCCTAAACCAAGGGTTTTTCTTTGCCCAATCAGCAGCCTTTTGGTCAGGTTGAGTAAACGACCTTTGCTGGGGCTGCTGAGGTTGCTGAGGTTTCGGTGTGTACTCTTGAATCTTTTGCGCTTCGTAAGCAGCTTTAGATAAAAGCTCTTGCGCCGACACAATAGAATCAGGATCACCATCTTCATGAGCCCGCTTGAGCTGCATTCTTGCAGACTCAAGATCGCGCTCAGTTCTTGTCTTTACCTCATCGACAAGAACTTTTTCTCCTCGATCAACAAGCTCTCTGAGCCTTTGATTTTCACTTTGGATTTTTTGCGCGTAAGCAACCGCCTCGTCCCTCATTCGGGTCGATGCTTCTTTTGCCCTGCGTTCCTCATGAAAATCGTACTTAAGTTTCTTTATCCTCTTCTGGACATTTTGACTAAAGTTACCAAGCTCTTCATCGTGTTCATCGGAAGATCTAAGATCGGGAGCAGATCTCCCTCTATCCTCTTCGGGCGTGTCATCAACGACATCGACCTCTATTTCTTCCTCAAAAGAATCGTCTTGCGGTTTTGCATCGCTCATAGGCGAAGAAGTTATTTGACTTGAACTCATAACGCTTTAACAACCCCTCTGGGATCTTCAACAACCGCCTCCACGGTATCGTCGTTGATTAGTCTGAACTCTTGGTCTCCAACCTTAAATCTTGTTCCAGAATAAGAGCGCATCATGATATAATCACCACGATGACACCAATTCCCAGAAGGGAACTTCTTAGGATCTTTATACGCAAGATCTCCAAGCTGAAGAACCAAACCTATGATTGTACCCACCTCCTCGATTCGCATTACCTCATCGGGTTTGTAGATACCACCTTCTGTCACTCGATCTACTTTGGGCACAGCAACCAATATTTTCCAGCCAGTTGGCTTTGGTAAATGTTTTCCGGCCTGTTGCAGTATCTCGTGATAGTCCTGTAAATCCTCTGACGATTCCTTTTCGGGCATTGTTTTCCTTGCGGCTATTGCCGATTGCAACCTCACTTAAGGGGGAGGAAGAAACCCTCGCGTCCAATCGGACGTTATTCTTCTATCTCTGCTGCGCGCTTTATTATCTCAAGGAACTCAGCTTCAGCTGTAGCTATCCCCTCTATAAATCCAACGCGATATCTGTAATCAGAATAATCATTAGCGCAACCAGTTGCTAAGTCATCTGCTTTGTTGTTTAAGTATTCCCTAAGCCTAGCTGTGTAGACTTCGCTGACCGACGCAGGCATCAGTCCTCCTTGTTGCCCTTTGCTAACTCATTTCCTATTCGAACCGCATCTAAGAAACTTTCTGTTTCACTTTGTTCCTTTTCAGCATCTAACTTGCGACCCTCAATGGTCACATCAGCCCCTATCTCAACTCCCTTCATAAACTCAGAAGACTCAATCTTTTCTCTTTCGATGTCTGCTCTAAGCGCAGCCTTCTTAAGATCAGCAGCGATTCTGGCCGCGTCCGTCTGCATCTTGGACTGAACTCTCGTTTCTTCTATGTCGAGCTTTCTATTCTGTTGCTGAACGATCGGATCTTCCATCTTCTTCATCTGCTCTCTTAACTGCATTTCTGCCACATCACGACCCAGCAAGCGGCTACCAGCTTCAGCAACGAGCGAAGAAATTCTAACTTCAACATCCCTCGGCAACTGTTCTCCGTAGGGCGGAAGCTCAACCCCAAGTTCTTTTTCAATCTCTCTTCGGTATTTAAATCCAAGGTGTTCAATCACATGGGCAGCAAGCGACGCTTCAATCTGGCCCGACCTCGGGGAGTTCTTAACAATCTCAAGCATCTTGGGGTCTTTTGCAGCGTCAAGGTGAACTTGTATATGAGCATCGTGGTCTTGCCAGACAAACGCTCTGACCGGATCTGTCTTGAGGATGTTCATGTTCTCGGAGACAGGATCAATCGCTTTAACATCATCGCTAGTCGGAACAATGTCTTCTGCGCCTTGAATACCTAAAACGTCAAGCATCTGGCGGTGCAGCTCAGACAAATTGTAAAGCTGAGGTGCAGTGGAAGCTAATTGCAAAGCTGCTTGGTACTGCATGATTCTTTGCGCCATCGTGGAGGAATTAGGATCGCTAACCGGGATAACGTCTATTCTTGAATCAAAGTCTTTGGACTTCATCACGTCAGTCCCATCGACTTCCCACTCGTAGTCCTCGGGCATGTAATCCCTTACGATATTTGCAAGTATCTTGAACTCTCTTTTCATCGAGTAATGGATTCTTGCCTGTATCGCATTCATCACCTTCATT